TGGTTCTACATCTGGGGGTGGTTCTACCTTGGGTGGTGGTGTCTCTCTGTATATTAATAAATCTTCTGGTGTATAGTCCATCGCATCATACGTTGGATAAGTAGCATCACAAAGAACCCTCGTCCCATTGGAATCTTCTTCCTTTAGGTTGGGGGTTTCTCTATTTTTTGCTGAGTCAGGGTGATACTTTACACAACCTGGCATGTTCACAACAGGTGAACCTATGTTTAATATAAAAGGATATACCTTTGTATGTGGAACGTAATTGTATATGTTAGGTGCTTCTATACTAGGTATGTTTATATTTTGTACCCCGATCTCAATCTGAGGGATCTCACTCATTAGAATGGAAGTGCAGTGCTTGGAGATGGTAATGCAGGACCTGTGCTCTTTGGTATAGCATCAGTGATACCACCACCTATGCTAGGCATTACAGATTTCATTACTTTACTTTTAACATTCTCTATGATGGCATCCTTTTGAGTATAAAGATACACGCCACCGCCAACAGCGGAAAGACATATAACGAAAGACGAAATAGCAAGTACATTAATAATTTTTTGCATGATTTTATTTGTCGTTTGGAACAATTTTTACAGGAGCTGATTCAATCCTGATAGTTTGTGCGGGTGCAGTCTCTGATGCCTTAGCAATAAGAAACTCCATATCCTTTTTAGATATGTTAGCACTGCCAGGATCAGCATCACCTTTCTTCTTCTTACCTCCTGTTTGAACGCCAAAAGTAGCTAAAGTGCCTGTGAAGACCGAAGCTATAAAGGTCGGATCAATTTTTTCTCCTGCATCATAACCTGGTATTTTAACGTAGTTCAAAGTTAAAATTCCTGCGGACCACACGAGAACGATCACTCTTATCAGTGTCGCTAGGTATGCTAGTTGCTCTTCTTTATCGTCAACTGCTTCCTTAAGTTTACCTAGAGGACCTTTCGGTTTCTCTTTCTTTTCCTCTGCCATAATATTTTATTTGCTGTTCTATTTATCAACAATCCTTACTCATATCTTCTGCCATGTTACCACCTATCTCTGCACCTTGATTACCACCGAACATTGCTACCCATCCTGCAGCTACCCATCCTACAAATGGTATAGTGCTAAGACTAGGTGCAGCTGCTGCACCAATACTTGTACCAACTACTCTACCTGTGCCTTCTCCTGATCCTATTGCTTTGATACATGCAATTCTTTCAGCACTTATCTCTGCTGCTTGTTCATGAGTCAAACCTGGTTTCTGATCTAACCATGATCTATGATTTGATACTGCACCACCTTGATTGATTGCACCGTCCATAAAGTATTCTTCTGCAATCTTAGTAGTATTGTTTGCTAGTCCTAAGAATCCACCCTTCTCTTTAATATCTTTAGTGATGTATGCAGTCTTGGGATCATTTGCTTTGTATGAAATAGCATATCCATCTTCCGATACACTTACTTTATATGATGTGTAAGGACCTACAGGTAAATCCACTGATGGTAGTGGTGGTTCTGTTTGTCTTGTAGCAATATATCCAATCATTCCGATATGTGAAGCAGCAAAAAGACTGCCTACCACACCAACAGAAATCCATTTTAACTTATTCATCTGTCTTCATTCACTAACATTATATATGTATAAGGTTAATTATGTGGGTCGTAATACCTAATGACCCAACCTGTTACACCTATTAATACAACGATTACAATTAATGCTACCATTATGCCTGTGCCTCAGTCCATGAAATTCTAACGTCAGCAGCTCTTCTATTTGAACCACGACCACCAGCGATGTTGGTGATTTGAATTGCTAATACCTCAGGACCGTCTGGGAAAGTACCCGTAGGATCAGGTGCTGTTGTAGCAGTAAAGCTATCAAATCCACCACCAAGAATAGAGTTAGATAGTTCCTTAACTTGTCCAAGATCGTATGCAGCAACACCAGTATCAGCATAGAATCCAAAGATAACTTCTCCTCCAATTAGTTCACCGTTAATTCTACCAAAGTTGTCAACGATGTTAGTAAGTTCTGCGTACTGTGCAAGTGATGTACCACCAACGTTCTCCCATATAATAGTATCAGAAATATTTGGGTTAAGAATTAGTTCAACAAACAACGCACCGTTGGTTGAGATCTCACAAGAGTTTAGAACCAACTGCATTCTATTGGTTAGTTCTCTAGCACCAAATGAGCCAGGAATACCATTGTCAACTGATGGTGCAGTACGGATAGCAAGTAACGCTTTTGTTTGACCAGAGTTAATCTCTCTACCAGTTCTAGTTCCAACAGTGTAAACATATGCTCGGTCATCATCGTAACGACCATCCATAATAACAGAAGAACCCCAGTGACTGATCTGCGGTACAGACGTTGCTTCTAAAAGTTCAACACTGGTTGGTTGATCCACATCATATGTAAATCCTTGTGCAGCTGCTGCACCAAGTGGAGCAAAGATAACATTTGTTGGGTTAGCAGAAGTGACTGCCTTACTTAATGAGATAGAAACACCAGAGATACTGTGAACAAATGTATCAGCAGGAACTCCAGATCCATAAACTCTCTGTCCTTTTTGAATACCTGTACCAGAACTTACACTACCAGAGGAAGTTCCAGATGCCATTGTTAAATTAATACCAGATGCACCAGCTTGTTCCCTAGTAACACCAGTAAATGAACCAGCACTAGCACGAGACAATGGAGATAGAGCAGAACCAGTAGCATCAGTTAGTGCAATACCAGTTGCGTCTCCAATCGTATCTGTAATTTTAAATGTAGTTGCAGAAGGAACTGCAGCAACATAGTATACTTTCTTTGCTACAATATTTGCAAATGGAGTATCAAATGTAATTGTTTGTTGTCCGCCAGGTGATAGACCAGTTGTAGATGCAACTGTAATAGTATCACCAGCAGCTTCAGAAGCAATAATATCTTGAGAGAATACAACCTTACCTGTATAGTTTACATACTCTTGTGTACCAGCAGTAGAACTGGTAGTTTTTCTAACTCTTAATGTACCAGAGTCAGGGAAATGTGTAGGTGCATCTGCAACATATAAAGTAGTATCACCAGAGGTGAATGTTCTAGAACATATAGTTGCAGGTGGAATAGTATTAACTTCGTAACGAGCTGGTAGGTTACCAGATCTCATGTATGCTTCAGTGTTCTGGTTGTTGTTAGGAATCTTGTGAGCATAGATAACGTCACCATTCAATGCACGGAAACCCCAGCGTACAAAACCTGCACCATACCAAGAGTAATCCATGTAGAACATCTGCATCTTGGTTGGGTCAATAGTATAACCAGTCTTACCAGATCCATCACAACGGTCAATGTTCCAGTCTGCCTGATTCCATTCTGTTTCTACAGTCTTTGTAATTGGTACATTACTTGAAGAAGGACCACGATAGTCAGGGAAGATAACCATCTGTGTATCTGAGATAATACCATCAACACGATAAGAAGAACCACGGATAACAACATAGTCACCTGGTTTTAATTGCTTTGCAAACTTAGTTGTTTGTAGGTTAGGACCTGCGTAACTAGAAATTAATGTACTACCATTTGTTGCTGTTACTCTACCAGATAACTGGAAAGTAGAAGTTCTACGAACAACACTAAGGTTTCCACTTGCCCAACGGAAAAAGATACCATTCTGTTGATCCATCATACCAATCTCTAGTTTAGTTCCATAGGAATTAACTGGAGTGATAGTATATTCTCCTGCAGCAGTAGCATCTGTTGGAGCAGAGGTAGCAGTATACTGGAAAGTGTATGGGTCAACAACGTTAGTAACATTGTATGTGCCGTTGTAGTTGTTATCGTTTACACCTTGAACTCTGACAACTGTATCTCTAGTAACGTTATGTGCATCAGTTGATACAACAGTTACTGTAGTACCAGATGCAGTGATGCTATCAAGGTTTTCAATAGCAGGTTCTAGAATAGAACCAGTGGAGAACGATACACCTTTACCTGACTGATAACGGAAATATCTTTTTGTTTGTCTGATTGCTTGTTGGTTCTTAGAGAAAGAGTTGGTAGAGAATTTAACACCACCATCAAATGCTCTATGAACTGAGTTACCTTGTGGTCTAGGGTATAGTTTAATAGTTCCTGTTGCAACAGATCCAGTGGGTGCTGCATCTGGATAGTAATAGAATCTAGTTGGAGTTTCTACTCTTCCTACAACCCAAGATCCATTAACATTTGTACCAGCAGATCCACTAACAGCAATTTCATTACCAACCTCAAGACCATGTGCTTGTGTAGTATCTACCTGAACGGATCCAGACATGACACCAGCTGTTGGTGTTGACAATGTAATTGTTCCACCAAGATCAGATCCAGTGAAATGAATACCAGAATATACAGCAGTTCTAGCACTGTCATAGATGTCTGTACCACCAGTTCCTGATGGCCACTCATATTTTGCAGTGTATTTGAATCCAACAAATGAACCACTGGTGCTCTTACTATCAATAATAAACACACCGTTAGCGCCAGGAAATGTGGTGTCTTGCATGTAGATAGCAGTACCTGCATCTGGTGGTGTAGAACAAGAGACTGCCATCTCTCTACTACCACTAGTGGTTTGAATTTCTGTAATTACAATAGGTGTTTGAGACTTGTAAGCAAATGGGTTATTGTTGATCGTTGATAAAGCTTCCCATTTAGTATCTTGAGTACCATACTCAAAGTCAGTATCAATTTGTGACTGTGGTTGAGAAATCTTTGATTTGTTTACAGCATCATTGAATGTCTCTGATGGTCTAACAGTCTCCTCAAACTCATCAACGATGATCTGTAAATCATCAGTGTCTGACATTCCTGTTGTATCATATTGTAAGATAACTCTAGTTGTTGTAACGTTTCTGATATCAGTCTGAATACTGTAGGTAGTAGCAGTAAGCTCAGGATCAGAGAAGTTATAAATTATTTTATTATCAGTCACGTTGGTGATCAAAATAAGGTTCTCTCTTTGAACACCGCCAGGAATGATAACCTCTCTCGCAGAAGCATCAAATAGATAGTAGTTACTCTGAATAGTTTTCCTTGCCATTACCTATGTTCCGTGTAGTATATTATGCTTTATGTATTTATCAGATACCGTACTTACTTCGGGTAGCACCGTAGTTTACAGTAAATTCTGGTGTGAGTATTTCTCTATTGTAAATCCTGATCTCTCCACAATGTGCATTAAGACATCCAGTACCATTTTGATTGCAAAACAATTTGGTAATTGGATCAGGATTGCCAGAGGTTGCAGCTGAAGTGGATTGTACAGTTGTAAATGATCCATCAGCATTACTATTCTTTAAGAAGAGTTTTCCAACACCAGTTTGCCCGAAGCAAATAAAGTGCCATGTGTTAGGAGTTGTAGTACAAGTTATAATTTGTTGTGCTGAACCATTATCCTTAATTTCAAAAGAATTATCAGTACCAAACATCCCAACTTCATAGTTAGGACCTCCTGATGTTGCAGGAGAAAGTCTAAAGAGATAGTTCCATGCACCAGCAGTATTATTGCTAGAAGGATCTGGGAATTTAAACCATCCTTCTACTGCCCATCCATCAGTTTCTGTTATAGCTATACCTGATCCTAGATCAAGGTAATCATTAACACCATCAAATATTAAATACCCACCCCTATCAAATGTAGCTCCAACAATTGTAGCACCACTACCTGTGGATGTAATGTTTGTGAGGTTTTGAATTACTCCTGATGGTGTATTTGTTACTGGATAAATGTATGCTGCACCAGTATTTCCAGCAGTAGGTGCACCAATAACGAGAGTACCATCACTCGCATGTGCAGAAGTACCAAAGTTATCTCCAGCTATAGTATCTGATCCTTGGAAACTTTGTAATTCTTTACCAGCATGTGAGAACGAATAAACTTTACCTGCAAACCCACCACCAGATTGGAAGTATTCTGCTCCGATAAAAATACGATCACTACTAATAGCAATACCTCCACCAAATCCCATGCCATTTAGATTTTCATCTGTTGGATCATCGGATGGTCTGACACTAAATTTCTTGTTGCCTTTGTAATCAAAAGCAAATACCTCACCACTACCAACTGTAAAAGCACCCTCTACTCTCTGTTGTCTCATTGCTCCAACTAAAATCATTCCATAACCAATAGCATAACCAGATATTCCAAAGTCTGCACTCGTTGTTAATTCTTCTGGTTCTATAATTCTTTCATTGGTTCCATCTTGTCTGTACAAATACATTCTACCAGTATTGAGTCTACCAGTTACAGGATGAGAAACTGTATCAGCACCAATAATAAGAAGACCATCTCTTGCTTTAATTCTTACACCAAATCTTGAGAAACCAGTTGATTTTTTAGGTCTTAGTTGATATAAAAATGCTCCAGTATTTACATCAAAACAATATACTGTTCCATTACCTTCAGTACCTTGTGGAACATTATGATCTGACACCCAAACTTTATCACCATCTATAGCAACACTGTTTCCAAAAGTAGATCCGCCAGGTGGAGATATTGGTAGAGTGGTACTAGAATCAATAAGAATTTCACCTGTGCCATCAACATCAAAAATATGTAAAGAACTTGCACTAGCTACAGCAATTTTACCATTACAGTTACATATGTCTACGGAATTACCAAAGAACATGTCGTTACCAACAGGACCTGATGGAGTGAGAATAACTTGACCAGTTCCGTCTACGTTATAAACAAATGCTCTACCACCTCTTGTGTAAACACCATTATCATCAGCACGAGAACCAACAACTACTTTACCATAACCAGTAGCAACACACTCTGTGTCACCTTTAGCAGCACCATTAGGAACAGCATCCTGTACTTTAAACTGATAAGTGCTTGGTAATATACTGGAAGTTCTTTGAACACAAAGTGCACTATTAAAATCATAAGATGCAAGTGGTGCAGGAAGAGTTCTTGCAAAACCTGGTGAAATTGGAGCACCACTGAAAGGTCTTACTCCACCGTACTTGTGCTTAGTAGCATTATGATTCTGAAAAACTTCTGCAGCTGTTAAAACTTTTTGATAGATACGAAACTCTCCTATTTTTCCATCAAGATATTCGTAATTTCTTGCTGCACTTGTGTCAATACCACTTCCAATAGTAAATGGATATGATTGATCAATGACTCCTGCAGCAACATAATTCATTGCTCCTGTATTAGTTCCAACCAATGTTCCATTGACATACAAAGACACTTTGTTAGTTTCAAATACTGATACTGTGTGATACCAAACTCCTGTTTGAACAGCAGTACCACTGCTCACAAGACGAACTGCTCCACCAGTAGGATTTGATATTGTGCCTGTATTAGGATAAGCAAATGTAGTGATATCACCTGCAGTGCTAAGTCTAAGAGCAATACCATCACTTATTGGTGTCTGGTCAAAAATATATCCTTTTGATGTAGGACCCGAATACGATGGTAAACTATCTGCTTTCCACCATACTTCTATAGAAAAGTTAATGTTGTTAGCAGAAGTAAAACTAGGAATAGACATATAATTTCCGCTTGATCCATTAAACTGCCAACACTCATCGGTTGAGTTATAATCAGCATTGAAGAACTCATCACCTATAGTAGCACCAGCGTTGGCAGAAATACTATGGTTACTATCACTATCATCAGACATAGTGCTGCCTCGTGCTGTAAGGAGAACTGTTCCTGTAGTCTTTTCTAATGGTATGGCAGGTACAGAGAATGCTGAAGTGTATAATGCAGATCCCTTTACAATATGAATGTTAGACATTAGAACATGAGGAGCTTCATTGAAAGCGGTGGGTTTACCGATTCTTAGTACATGATTTCCTCCTGCTGGCCAACTAGATGTAGAACTACCAGTCCAGTTAAATCCAGTATCAACACCATCATAATAAATTTTTACACCACCATTATAGTTAACTACAGCAACATGTGTCCATTTACGTAATGGTACTCGTTCAGAGGTTCTTTGTTGTCCTCCTGTACTTTCAGTACCATATTGTTCAACACCAATTTGACCATCATTGTAAACAATTTCCCATCCACTAGGAGAACTATCACCTCTGGTTCCTATAAGTTTATCACTACGACGTGTTTTTGTTTTAATATAAAATTCAATCGTCCATATTGGTCCTAAAATCCAATTAGAACTATATGGAATTTCAAAATAATCTGAACTAGCATTTTCTAATTTAATAGCACCAGTGTTAGGAAAAGGTTCTTGATCTGATACTTCAGCTGAGTTACCGTTACCTGATTGATCTAACCAGTCACCGCTACCAGAATAAACATCACCCAACAGGTTTGCTTCTTGGAAGTCAACAATTCTTTGAGCAGGACTACCACTGTATTCAAATAAATCTTTATCTTTATGTCTAGTTTTTTTATAAGAAACATTAGTAGCTAGATCATCTCCAAGTAAAAGATTCAATCCACTATAAGGATAAGAAATAAAATCACTAGTATCATTTCTAACAGATCCATCTGCAAGTCTTCCTATTGGATTGCCAGAGGTGCTAACTGTGTAGGTAATATCTTGAGGTTCTCCTGCAAAACTAACTCCTGTATTATATTCAAAGTCACCAAAACCATTACCAGATGCACTTACCTGACCAAAGGTATATTGTTTAGATGTTCCACTAGAAACATTATCCTCTTGATCTACAAAGAGCATGTAGTAAAAAGATGGATCTCCATCCAGTCCAGCTGTTGATTGTACAAAAGGAGGTTTACCTGTATTATCCTCTGTTATTATTCTTCTCTTAAAAACAAGATCACCATTCTTTGAATACTTAAGCAACTGTAAGTTGGTGTTTCCATTTGGAGGAACTACTGTCTCACGAGAAAGAACAACTGTCTGTTCAACTGGTGTGTCTGACCAGAGATCAAGAAAGTCATGATTTTCATCTGCTGGAGTTGTCTTATGCCAGATTAAATTTCCTTCAGCAGAATATTTAATTATAAATCCTTTTTGATAAACTGGAAATGTGTCAGCAAACTCCGTGCCAACAACATAAATTTGATCTTTACCATCAATATAAACATTCTTAACTTCTACGTCATTCCTAAATCCAAAAGAAGGTATTCTACCACTATTGATTGTCTTATCCCAAAGAACATCACCAGTATTTGCATCTAACTTTGCAACATATCCTTGCACGTAAGCTTGATCTGTAACTGCTCCAACAACAACTACCTCTGCTCTATCGTTAGCTGCAATAGCATTATATTTTACTGAACCATTTACATGAACAGCAGACTTACCCCATAGAGGTGTCCCACTGTCAGTCCATTTCTCAACAAAACCACTTTCAGAAATACCTAGGACTCCAGTAGCATCAGTTCTATGTCCACATGCATAGTAACCACTAGCGGTACAAGCAACACCAAAGTATTCTAAATCACCACTAAAAGATGATGATACCCATTGCTGTGCTCCATTAGTATCATACCTAGCAACCCAAGGTATATTATTAACTTTTCCACCAATAATAATATCTCCTCCATAAGAATCAGTTTGCTTCATGAAGTTCAATGTAACATCTTTCTTAGGAGATAATGTTGATTCAAATATTTGTCTCCAAGCTTCTACATTGGTTGTAGTAGCTTCATCATAATCTTGTTTCTCTAACCAACCAAAAGATACAGAGTTTGAATCCTTTCCTGATCCTGATAAAATATATTTTTGATCTGTTTCACTGTAAGCAATATCAGATACACTAAATCTATCTGTTCCTGTAAATCTAGGAACAGTCTCAAAGAAATTTGTTAATGCTTGTTGTGCACCAGAACCTAAAAGGAAAAAGTTCCGTGGAGGACTATTAAAACTTACTGGCATTTATAGGTTCCTCCTTAACTGAAGTCTGTATTACCTTGTCCGTATACTCTTACAACACCAGCACCATCTTTTAGGACTATGAATGATAGTATATCAGTGTTTGATGTAGCTAAAGGTGGTGAACCACCAGACCATTGTACGCCGTTTGCAACGTTGTTACCATCCACAGTGCATCCGTCACCATATGTAGCAGCAGAGTTTGCATCAATAATTAGAGTGACTGTAATAGACTGACCATTTGCCAGAGTATTACCATCTGCATCGGCAGTAGAGAACGCCCAAGTATTGATTGCTGTTGTTGGTGTAGTTCCACAAACTGTGTTAGCACCTGCAGTTGGAACAGAAATTGTGTTGCCAGTCATACTAAAGTTAGTAGAGAACTGACTGAATACTTTTTCAATAACTCTACCACCAAGAACCGCTGCACCATCAACCTCAAGTGCAGGAGATCCAGAAGGTCCTACTAAAACACCCACAGATGTTAGAGAGGAGTTAACAACTGTTGAACCAAGAGTTGTAGTAGAAAGAGCTAACTGGTTGTTAATAAAATATTCTTTACCAAATGCTAGTTCAAAGTTTTCTGTAGATGTAAAGAACTTACTTGTTCTATTATCATATAGAATACTATGATTTGTTGTACCCTTAACAATAACACCACCACCGTCTGCTGCAGTGTCTGAAGGACCTGTTGCAGTGAAATTTGCTGATCCTGTACCAGTAACAGAGTTAGAAAGATTTGCTTGGTTATCAGTGATTGATGTGATAGTAGTTCCTGCAGGTACGCTGATACCACCTGTAGTAGAACCAACAACCATACCAGGAATTAAGTTTGATGTTGGTGTGATTGCTGTAATAATATTACTACCATCAAGAGTGGTTGCAGAGAAACTTGTAGTAACAACAGCAGCAAGTTCTAAGTTTTTATCGTCAATCTGAATGATGTTAGAGTTGATGCTGGTAACAGTACCATTAACAGTCAATCCTCCTTGGATCAACATGTCACCATCAACTGTAAGATCTTTAGGTATAGTTACATCAAAATTACTATTTCCTTTTACCCATGCTTCTGTTCCAGATCCTATAACAAGTTGTCTATCACCTCCAATCTGATCTGGTTGGTAAGTGGCGTTAGTAGAATTCTCATCATCTGCAGGACCTATTATGACATTACCTGTTCCTGTCATGTTATATCCAGCGTAGTGTCCTAGGCAAACGTTTCCACTTCCTGCAGTGTTATTTTCTAACGAATGAGTACCAACCGAGACATTTTTATCTCCCGAAGTGTTGCTGAGGAGTGCATCGTTACCCACCGCTACGTTAGATTGTCCTGTTCCTGTTTGGTTTAACGCCCTAGAACCAAATGCAGTATTGGAAGCACCGACATTTGCAGTGAGCAAAGCTCTGTAGCCCATTGCAGTATTCTGAGACCCAGAACTTATGTTGTCTAAACAACCGACACCCACACGAGTATTGGTTCCAACAGCACCAGCACCACGACCAACGCTCATTGGATCAGATTGTGTTCCTCTGATTTGAATGTCTTGCTTGTCAGCATTTAATGTTCCATGAATCAGAACATCACCACCTGTGACTGTTCCACCAGCAGAAACAACACCAGTTGTAACACCAGTGTTGACTTGAAGTGAGTGATTTAATGTTGTTGTTCCAGAAGAATTTCCGATAGTAATACCAGTAGCTGCACCAAACAAAGTGACAGCTGAAGCACTGGTATTAAAGATGGTCAATGCTGCAGAAGTTGTAGTAAGACCTGTTAAGATGATTGGATCATCTTGGAATACAAGTTTTCCTGTACCAGTTGTATTACTAATTAAACCTCTCAACTGATCAGAAGTTGTAGAGTTGAATACTGCAAGAGTATCTCCTGTGTATGCAACGTTACCACCGTTTCTAAAGTTTACAGTAATAGATGCTAAGTTATTATCTGAAGTGAATAGTAAATCTCTTTTAACTTCTAGTGTTTTTCCGTCTGTAAATGTAAGAACAGATGATGCACAGTCTGTAATCTCTAATCCATTAAGAGATGTAGCAGTAGCTGCACCAAGAATAGGAGCAGTTAGTGTTGGTGATGTAAGAGTTTTGTTTGTTAATGTCTGTGTATCAGAAACATTTATGAGTTCTTTTTGTAGAGATCCATCACTAGTTCTCCAGTGACCTCCAGATTCATACCATTCTAATCTCTGATAAGAAGTTACATTTCCTGATGCATCTGTAGTTCTGTTGACTTGAATACCACCATCACTACCAACTAGACTATTTCCTTTTCTTAATTCAATATTATTATCTTCTACTTTTAAAGTAGCTACCTCAAGAATAGTTTGAGATCCTGTTACAAGTAGGTCTCCTCCAATTGTTACTGTAGATCCATCGTCTTGTATAATACTATTAGCAATCTGACTGTTACCAGAATCCCATTTAAGTACAGTGTTACCAACTAGGTTGGCATTATTTTTAAGAGAAATATTTGATGCACTGTATAGAATACCACCATCTGCTGTGATAGCAGCACCACTGTCAGTATTGACAGAACTAATCTCAATAGTAGTTACACCACCAACAGTAGATTGACTAATGTTTGATGCACCAGCAGCTACAAATTTAAAATCTCCTGCTAGAACAGCGTTGGTTCCAGTAGCAAGTCTTGTTACAGTGTTTGTATCTGTGCTGTCTATTGTAATTGTAGTTCCAGTTTGTGATACTGAAGAGTTAGTTCCACCAACCAGTGTAAGATCACCAGAGGTAAGAGAACCAGTCGTACCACCCTTAAGTCTAGTGACAGTATCAGTAGAGGAAATTTCTAATGTAGGTGTGCTAGTAGGAGCTGGCAAAGCACCTTGAGTAATTGATGTTGCACCACCTGCGATGAATGTAATGTCACCATCAACGTATGCGTTACCAGTGCTACCTCTCAGTCTGGTAATAGTATCTGTATCTACAGCATTGATGGTAATAGTTCTAGTAGCTGCGTCCTGAGAGACAGTTGCTGCTCCAGAGGCAGCAATAATCATTGCTCCAGATTGTGCAGTACCACCAGTTTGTGCTGCTAATGTAGTTACAGTATCAGTATCTACATAGCTAGAAATAAATGTTAGTTCATCACCTGATCTGTTGATGGTCATGTTAGATCCAGCAACTAACGTGATGTCATCGTCAAGAGATGCAGAGTCACTTAAACGAATAATTTTTTCAGAAGCAATAGATCCATCTTGTGCGGAAATACTATAAGTTGTGTTGTTATCTGGTGTAGTTACACTGCCACCAAGAGGAACACTAACACCGTTAATATTAATTCCAGAGTTTGTGAGAGCAGTATTTGGTAAGTTGGTAATAGTATTAAGACTACCAGTTATGGTACAATTTTCAAATGTTTTATTTGTAACTGTCTGAGTTTGTGTCAGATAAACATCGCCAGGATTTCCCCAAAAGACTGTAGTACCATCACTTGTTAAATATTTTCCCGCACCAGAATCTCCACTGATAATTAAACCATTACCAGTCAGTTCTAAATTATCACCCGATATAAGTTCCTCAATCTTCCTTGAGGTAGAATTTACAATTAACGGAAAACGATCAGCCATTTAACTTGCCAACAGATACTAGTGCTCAGACTTATTTATGCCTTAGGAAATAATGATCTGATTAGACATGCCACCATGGAATCTACAAATGTAATAGTATGTGCCAGGTGTCACTCCATCAGTGTCCCATGTTAGGTTAGACGACTGCTGACCATTGTTTGTAATAGTCCCTGTTGTAACTCCATTAGATGTTCCTGTGGTCTGTGTAGTTTTAATCCAAAATGGATGACTTCCAGAAATATTAAACTGAAATATTATTGTGTCTTTTACATTGAAATTAAGTACTGGATCTGATGCATCAACATGGTTAGTTAATCTATCATTACCATTGAACACATAACTACTTGCACCGATATTGGTTACTTGTAATGTAAATGTCTTAGGTGTTGCAGCTGGTGCTGCTCTATGAAACATTGGAGATCTAGGAAATGTAAGACCACCATCAGCAGTATTTCTATAACTAACTTGATTGGAAATCATTCCTGTCACATCTTGTCTAGGATTTTTAGCAATTAAATATTTGTCAGGACTACCTTTCTGGCAGGTATTGTCATCAAACAATCCACCATTTGTATCCCAAGTCATGTCATTATAAAAACTAAATTGATCTAAGTAAGCTCTAGCATCACTTTGATTGAACCTAGGTTTGTAAGAAGCTAGACAAGCAATCACACCTGTTACCTGTGGTGATGCCATACTAGTACCACTAATTGCTTGGTAGTAATTTGAACCACCATACTTACCATCAGATGTTCCGCTACTATTATAAGCAGAAATAATATTATCGCCAGGTGCAAATATATCAACCAAAGGTCCGAAGTTAGAATAAGTAGATCTTCTAAAGTTTACGTAACTTGACAAAGATCCAACATTAATAGCATTCAAAGAATTAGCAGGGGTGGATCCTCTATTATAAAAAACTGTTCCTAGTCCAACAACTCCTACTCTATTATCATAATCAGGATCACCATCGGCAACCATATGAAAATTATTATTACCTGCAGATCCAATAACAACTACACCTTCTTTAATAGCATCCTCAATGTCAGCTCTAACTGCTGCGTAATCTGAGTTGAGTCTCATTTTATCAGGTGCAAAACCAAAATCTGTTTCTAATCCTGCCCATGTCCATCCAGATGGATTAGGATTACTACTATTATAAGTTGTGCCTCTGTAAATTACCTGTGTAATATCACTAAGATCAAGACTTGGTTTCTCTAATATATCATCTAAAGGATAACCATAACTCCAACTATGATTTGTAATGGTTGGGTTTTTCATACCAGTATCAGGGTTAACTGTCTTGTTTCTATGAAAAGCTCTTAGATAATCAAAGATTAATAGATCTGGTACAGGTGTGCCTTGGTTAGAAGTATTACTAAGGACTTGCATACTATAAATATTTGCTTCTCTTGCCCATCCATAGTGTTGTCCTGCTACTGTTCCAGCAACGTGCACACCATGACTCTCTGTATTAGTAGCGTTGTTAACATAGTTTGGATATGACCCTGTAGGTATTGTCTCACCATCGTCATCAATAGTAGAGACAAGAGAATTCAAATTACTATACCAATCATATTCTACAAATCTAGACAGACCTGTAGTAGGACTGAACCATTCACTACAGTCAGATGATACTGGATCGTCACATATAACTACATCAACGTGCTTACCATCATTAAAAACATCAACGATTTCAGTAAGGAGATTGATTCCATCTCTTCCAAAAATTGTTTTACCTCTTTGTGCAGTATCACCAGCACAATGTACGTGTCCCCACTGTCTATCGTTAGTGTTTATAGTTCCAGTAAAAATATTTTTCCAAAAGTCTCCGCTAATATTATATGGAGTGTAGTTAAGAACATCTCTAAACATTTTCATACCACGTTCTGCTGGTGGTAGCTGTACATCCCACACTCTAGGATCTTGACGTAATATTTCTGCTTGCTCTTCTGTCATCTTGTAATGAGTATTCCTACTCATAGGACGTTTCATTACTAAATGATAATCACTCATCTCATTGTAAAATTTCTCCAAGTCTTCGTGTTTATGGAGAGTTACGATGTAGACTTTTTCTTCCATATCAAGCCTCTAGTTTGACGTATGTAAGAGTTACTTGTAAGTTCACTGTAGAACCACTATCATTTACGATCTTAATGTAAGTAGTATTGTTTTGAGTTTCACTAAAACCGACAACTGCTGGTGTAATCCACTGTGATTGAGCACCAGTAGTAATTACTTCAGCAAGAACACCAGAACCAGGTGTGGGGTCTGTAGTTCTAGCTCTAGCAGAATCGTTTGTTCTTGCAGTAGTGCTACTATACAATGTCACCCATGCAGCATGAGATGTTTCTATTTTTAATAAAGCATATGTATTTCCTGTGTTGATACTACTATTACCAACAGCACCATTGGCAAGAGCTACTGTTGCAGAGTTGGTAGCACGTCCTTGTAATCCAGTTACAGAAACTGCAGAGTTTACCCAACCACTTCCAGTGTATGTAAGAACCTCATTATTAGTTGGTGATGTGATAGTTACATCAGACAATCCAGTAATACCAGTAGAAACACTACTTGCAGTAGCAGCATTACCACTAATGTCAATATCATATGGTGTACCTAAACCACTCAATCTTGCATTAGGAATCGTCCCTGCATTTAAGTTACTAGCATCTCTGTAATATGATCCATGTTCTCCATCTAAAAGGTCTGCATCTAATGCACTGCCAGAACCATCATTAATATTAGGACCTGATAATACACTGACATCAGGAGGAGTGTAACTGAAAACACCAGTGGCACTAGTATATGAAAGAGCAGCTGTCCCAGCAGAGTTAGTCGTGACACTAAACAAAGTTCTATCAGTTGCACTAGCACCAGCTCCTGCTGCTGTCCAAGATGTTCCATCCCATGCGTATACAATACCAGCTACTGTGTAAGTATATGAACCGTCAGTTGGTTGCCCTGCCGTTGCAGGAAAATTAATTGCCATTTCTTAAGATGCTCCTTCCGTAGTATTTAGAATTACCATGTTGCAAGTGCTGCTCTCTTCCATGTATTAGTAGCAACACAAATGTATACATAACCAGAATCATATCTGATATCACCAACACTACCAGCTGAACTAGCAGTTACAGGAGCGTCAGATGATAATGCTGGAGCTAAAGGTGGATTAACGTCAACCCACTGAGAACTATTAGTATCTGTATAGTAAACTTTAAGGCGACCCTTATCGCTCTCCCACCAAAGATCACCAGCTGCAGGAGTACCAGCAGGAATAGTATCACTAATGGTTACATTAGCACCACCTCCTCCTCCACCAGCTGCTTGCCATGTGACGTTACCAGCTCCATCTGAAGTAAGAACATCTCCACTAGTCCCGTTGGTTGTTGGATAGGTAAGACCACCAGCAGTCAATGCACCATTAATTGATACACCAGTAGTTAGTGTTGATAATCTAATATTGTTACCATTATCTTTTAAGATACATCCATTTGCAAACGAGAACTCTGCAACTGTTGTAGTATTAGATGTGTTATTAACAGCAAAACCTGTTGAAGAAGCAATTATAAGACCAGAGGAGTTTAATTGTGAACCACTAGTGGTACTAAAAGAAAGAACATTTGCTGTAAGACCACCAGTTAAAGTAACTGAATTGCTTGTAGATGAACCTCTTCCTGTTACATCGTCAAGTGTAGAT